AAAAAATGGGGGGTCCGAAGACCCCCCGACATGCTACCTTGAGCGGGAACTTACTGTCCTAAAACATAGTCGTATATATCTTTCCAATTACGCATCAATGGGAATTCACTATCCTGATTGTAATTATGAGACATAACCACAGACTCTAGACCTACCTTCGCACCAGCGATGGCATTCTCTACCTTGTCTTCTACCCACAGACATGCGGTACCACGATATGCCTCTAGTGCTTCGTCTTTGTCCGCTCCCGTATCGAGATAAACGTACTTCTCGAAGACGGTTGGACCAAAGAGTTCTTGGAGATTCTTGGTGCGCAGGTGTTGCGCGTATTCGTCGTTACTCAACGAAGTGATTGCGTGAAACACGTAACCGTGTTCTTCGTGCAACTTACGAACGTACTTGATTGCGTCACGGAGTGGTGGGATCTTACGAATCGTCGCACTCTCATTAAACATTCGACAAAGCCGTTGCTTCTCATTGCGTTCTAGTCCGTACACGACACTCACGTCATACACTTCACCTTCTTCGCCTGATTGATAACCTTGCCTTGGCACGTAACCATGACGGTTCATCCACTGCCTGAATGCATACATCCAATCGAGCAGTACTCCGTCACAGTCTACCAATATCACCTTCTCATTCACGAATAAACTCCCTCCTCTCGTGCATCATTCATTACATTATAAACTTCACTTGGCGTCAACCCCTCATCATACAATGCGACTTGCAGGTTAGCCCAGTCAGGTGCGTACTCGGTTCGGTACATGTAGTGCTCTACGAGATCTTTTATTCTTTCTTCAGTCATGACTTGCCTCTCTTAGGTGTTTGTCAGCGCGGTATACCAATTTATGGTGGTCGTTGCCGAATTCTACAGCGATTGAAAGATCGTCTTGATACATCACTAGACGGTACTTGTACTTCGGGTTTGGAGACTCACTGATCACAGCGCGTCTCCGAGTTTTTGGGTTGAATGCTTCGTACATCTCTTACTTCAGAATAGGTATTCTATAACATTTAGGTGTGTGTTGTCAACACTTATTTTTAAAAAGTCTAACATTTTTTTACTAGTGTCATTTGATTACGCGAGACCTTTCCTTTGAAGTTGCAAGAGTATGAAAACTCTCGTATCACCTCTATGTCTCCAATTGCTTCTAGGTTGTATATCATGTCACGTATACCTTCCCACTCAACATTGTCATAGATGCGATATGGTATGTCTAGTCTATCGCACATAACAGTATCTTTGATTACATTTTCTGTGACATGACTGCCGTCTATAAATGCTAGATCAAACGATCTATTTTTGATTGTGTTGTATATGTCTGGCGAGGCGGTTAGATGCACTTCTACATTTGGGTACTTCTCCATGACAATAGGTCCGTACTCACGACCCCTAGGATGATCTGGACAACAACTTACGATTTCACTGTCGTCTGACATCAACTCTGCCCAGTACGATGTAGAGTGCCCCGCATAGAATCCGATCTCAAGCAGTCGTTTGACTTCGGTGATTCGTATTGTTTCTTCTAGGATGTCAAAGACCTCTGGTGTGTTGGGTAGATATCCCCAACCATCTTGGTCCCACATCAAATGACTCAGGTCCATTATTGTTGTGTTTTATACCTTTTCTCGTTCCAGTGGCGCACCATGTCTACTTTCCATTCGCCGCCTGTGTAGTGGCAGAACTTCGCTTTCTCAAAGAACTCTTCTTCGGACGCATAGTGCGGGCTGTCATTCCATGTTTGGTCGATGGTCTCGACATCAAAGTCGTGTTTCATCAACTGAGAGGAAATGTAGGGTTGATCGTTCATTATGGACATATGGAAGTCGCCTGTGTAGCACCAGTCTTCCCAGTTTAGGAACTTCTCTCGCGCACGGAGGCGCGCCTCACGCGTCCAGAGAACAACCCCTGTATTCATTATCATTATTTTAGAGGGTCTGTTAGGCGGCATTACAGGGACGATAGGACAGTCGTGTAGCATGAACTTGCTACAGAAATCCAGATAGACAGACTCTTTGCTGTCCCATGAGTTGTACCCACCACCTGATGCGGTAACAAAGTCTGACTCTAGGACACCGTAGACATCGGCACCAGACTCCATTACGTCAAATATGTTTTCTTCGGTATTGACTACGATGTCTGTGTCTGCGAACAACAGATTATCGTAACTGTCAAAGATTGGATCTAACCAGACACGAGCGCATTCGTGTAGTAGAGAGGTAGAACAACCGTGACCCTTTGTGATCACTCGTTCATCTGAATAGAAATGGTCCGCACCTATTTTATCAGCGTAGTCCTCAAAAGACTCTCGCGATATTCTTGCGACCTCTTGATAGAGTTCCGAACGCGTACCGTCCCAACCTCTAATCCCCCCACGAGCATCTACCGCTTGACTCGTTATCATGTACTGAAACATCACATTCTTGGACATTTTCTAACCTTGTCATAAGTCGTTCGGCACGATTGCCTACTTGACGATACCATCTTGAATCGCGACCTTCAACTGCCGCATTTTTCCAGTCACCATGTTCTAGGTGACCGTTCATTTTCTTAAACTTACTTAGCCTTGGTCTACCAAGGTTAAACATCATGTTGACCAAGATCTCTTTGACTTCATCTGGAAAACTAGACCACCGGAATCCGTATAACACACCACATTCTCGTAGGGTGACATTGAGGTCTTCCTCGAATACTGCTTCGACTCTTTCTTCGGAGACAGGCGTTCCTTCTGGCTCTCCGTACTCGGAGTCACTTTTTGTGATGAGGTGGCCAACGCCGAATGTGAGGTACCCTGCAGGGCATCTGTAAATCTCATACACTACTCCTTCGTCAATCTTGAGTTGTTCGTAAACAGATTGCCTATTCATGATCTTACAGCTTGATTACTAGCGCCGTTAGTATAGCAGCGAGTAGAACATTTGTCATGAGCAGTTCTAATGCTAGAATAGTATGATACCAGATCCATCGCGTCTTATACGCGTTGTCTACAGAGATGTCTGCAGGATCTGGATCGTTCTCGATCTTATTACTTTTTGGGGATTTTAACCATTTAAACATCTATCGTACTGCCCTTACCAGCATTTTGTTTGATATTCTTTAAATGACCTTCCCAGTCTTTGCCCGCCATAGTCATTGCCGACTTTGTGCCAGAAATTAGTTTAGGCGTCGATGCAGAACTATGGTATCGTTCCCAGCTAGGATTATCATTCTTCCATTTATCGTACTCAGAAATCCGGAGAGTCACTTCCATGATCTCTCCGGTTTCATTATTTTTAAACTCATACTGTGGCATTATGTATCCATTCCAAAATTTGATCATTCACTACGACAAAGAACTCATGCGTCTCTGAAGAGATAGATCACCTCCTATCCAGAAAGTCGTTGAAGAGAAACTAATATATTCTCGTAGTTAGCGAAACTAAAATTAGACCGATTACTCTGTGAGTATATGGATTGTTTTCTCTTGTCATGAACGAACCTTTGTAGTTCGTTTATTTCTTTGTTCAACTTTTTTTCTGATATCGACATAAGGTACTCCTTGTTGTAGTTTTGTATAGTCGAATGTAAAGTGTTACTCGCTGATCAAATTTGGAAATGCCTCCTGTACAATTTTCTTGGTGATGTAACGGACAGGTGGTTTCTTTGCCACCATCTTTAGGACATATTCAGCGTCTTCGGGATGGATTCCCTCCAACAACTCAATAAATTTTTGTTCGCGTTTATACGCGGGAAGTGAGTCTCCGCGACTACCATGCACAAACAGACCGAAGTCTCTATGCTTTTTCAGCAGAGTCGTCGGTACAGATTCTGGTCTATTGGGAGTAAAGGGAGGGCGACCTTCAGGAAGATTGAACTCTAGCGAGTCATCGAAGGTCCCCCGTAGAATATCTCGGAACGCATAGTGTTCGGAGTATTTTTTCAAAACATTCAGTCTTGATTCTCGCGAATCAGCTTTTTTGTACTCTTCGAAGACTTCGAAGACTTCAGTTTTGGGAATAACAACATTGCTCATGATTATGCCTTTTCAATTGGATAACAGACGTATCGCTTCCTCTCAATGAGTATTTCCTGTTTCGTAGTACAAGCAAACAAGAATTGCCTTAGTCCGATATCATACCTAATAATAGTATTGCGATCTTGACCAACCTTTCTCTCTAGTTGAGTGATTCGGTTGTTCTTCTGATCTATCACCTTTATATATTCATCAAGTAACTTCGTTGTGCCACCAATCCAGACCAAAGAGCACAACAAGGCACTAAGTGCCGCTGTATATAAGGTGCGCATACGACTCTCTCCTTTAGTCTACAATTATTTATAGACGGAGGGGTCTCTAGTCGGGTAGTTTATCGACCTTTTTCTTGATGAATGTACGACCCTTGGTTGAAAAAAGTCGCGACTTGAATGGGATGAATTCACCACTCAATTCTTTCTGATACCCGTGTAGATAGGTATTGCGCTCGGAAGTGTAGTAGATGTAGTTGCGAGCGGCACCATCCCAGTCGGTTGTTTCAATCAGTTGGTTATACATTACGCATTGCCTTTATCAAATCAATAGAGTAAACGAGACCATTGATCTCGCCCTCAAGTAACATCCACGAAGTCTTGCGAGTCTCAATCTTCGTACTCGCAAGAACTTCGTAGTTTACGATATCGATTTGAGACTGAAAGTCTCTCAACCCTCTCAGTCTCTCCTCGAGTCGTGCCAGTAGCAGGTCTACGTTCACGCAGCGACTGCCATCTCGACTGCGAGTTCCGCAGCCTTCTTCTTCTTGACACCGTTGGCACCGTACCATGCAGAAGTCATACGACCGTCAGCAGTACGACCCGCAACGTGGTCTGTCAAGTAGGTCACAGAGTTGAATGCTTGCCACCATGAACCACGACCGAACTCAGCGCCTGGTTGAGTCTCTAACAACTCGTATGCCTTCTTCGCATTTGGTGCGAGATCTTTATATGCAAGTACCTCATGAGCAGGAGACTGTGATGGGAACAACGTGTTGTAGTAGTTGATCAACGACTCTGCGGTGAACTGCTTGGACGACAGGAACTGTGCCATCTCTTTGTACTGGTCAAACTTCTCGTGTGCAAGACCCAAGTGTTGCTTGACCATCTGTGGGTCAAACGCACGTCGGTGGTTCACTTTGATTCCGTTGTTCGCAGAACCCTTGAGTGCAAGTGTCAGCGTGTTCATACAAGTCACACGGATCGGTGTGAATCGGATGTCAATAGACTTACCGTACTCGTGTGGGTTAGAGAACAGAAGGTATGAATCAACTTGATCACCCTTCAACACATCGAATGACTCTTTGATCTTCGCGAGTGCGTAGACGAACTTGCCATCTTTGAGCGAACCCGCAGAGTTCATCTCCATGTCACCAGCGGCACAGTACTCGTTAAAGAAAGTGAACGCTTCTTCGTTCTGACAAGGTTCCCAGTTACCACCAACTTGGGTCAATACTTTATTGTCAGACGAACGCACGAGTGCTTCCATGCCTGTAGGGATCAGATCAACACCCTCTTTCGCGGCATAGGTAGGAACCTTCTCAACTTCCCAGTTTACACCAGCCTTTTCCATCATTTGTATCGGAGTCATGTCGTTAGACACCTCAGTTCCGATACCCCAAGGGCATCCACCTACTGTGGCAGAAGTTTCGATTTGCAAAATATCATTCATAGTCATAATTAAATTCCATCCGGTCGGTAAGTTTCAAATAGTTCTTTGGCTTCGGTCTCAAAACCAAGTTCAGCGAGACGATCCATCGTCACACGAATGCGTTGCGATTCATCACGCCCCTTCACGTAGTAACGATGATCGTCAGAAAAGTGATAGAACCAATCGTGGTTCTGAAGCATCTGCTCAAGCAGATCTAACTGGACATCTTGTTGAGTCATTACGCAGCACTCCTTTCACGGACATCCAAGATCATTTCACAAACCAACTCACGGTCGGTAGTGTCACCGTCAAAGTCAATAGAAGGACGGTAATTGAATCGGTCGATCATGCCTTGACAGATCTCAGCGATAGTGAACTCGAAAGGGTAGATCGCATCTTCACCGCAGTAGAACAACTGCATGTACTCGATGAAGTCAAGGACTTCGGCAACGGTCAACTCTGGATCGTTGGGGCGGAACGCACAACGGTAGTACTCAGTAACAGCGTGGATTTCTAAAATGTCAGTCATAACCAATTCCTTATCATCAAATTACACAGTAATTATACACGGTTTTAAAACGTCTGTCAACAAGTTTTTAAAAAAAGTTATAGTAAATAATACACATTTTTAGAAACGTCCGATCGGTTCAATTACGGCATCAACTATCTGGATTGTGTTGTTCTTCCAGTACTTGTCATACACCACACTTTCAAATCGTTTCTGTGCAAGTTCAAAGGTCTTGTAGTAAGCCGCATTGAACGTGCACCCCCTCTTGTCCGTTAGGACTATTTTGAATTTATTATTATGCATAACTCTCCTTATGCCATCATTGCCTCAAGTTCATCGAATTGCTCATCGATACCATGCATACCCATCTCTTTCTTGACGCGCCACTCCTCACGGACAGCTTCATCAAGGTCCGTGAGAGAACATGCGTCCTTACCCATAGAGTCCTGTTCCCAGCGGCGAATACCGACAACCTCGTTTTCGAAGTTGAGCGCCTTCTGCTCGCAGTACAACTGACCGAAGTCTACCGAAGCGTAGATCGCGGACTCCCAGAACTCGATGTGGTCTTCCTCACGGAAGTCGATCTGATCAATTACCGACTCAGAGATGATGTGCTCCTCAGAGTATGCGGATGAGTGCTCGATAGAACGCTCAACGTCGACCCACCACTGAGTGTTGGCGACATCATCCGCCGACGCGTTGATGAAGTAGGTGTCGCCACCCTTAGACTTCCAGTGCTGAGGGCAGTAACCCTCACCGTTCCAATCGTGGGCACCGTAGTTCTCACGGAACTGAGTAGAGATAACAACAATAATTGAATTAGACATAACCAAACCCTCTTAAGTGTAAAGTAAACCGTAACCTAACAACGCACCAATAACAACGCCCATTGCGACACAAGCGATAAATCCAACTATAGGATCTTCTTTGACGTTATCGGTCCGCTTTGGGATTGAAAAATCTTGTTTTGCGTAATCTCTCATAAGTACTCTCTCATCAATTTATGCAACCATTATAGTTGTTTTCAAAACAAAAGTCAACAACTTTTTAAAACTTTTTTTCGTAAATATTTCACGAATCTGATTTTTCGAGTTTCTCGATTTTGAGTTGGAGTGCGAGGATCGCATCCTCGACACGTGCGTTGTCTTCGGGAGACAACTCCCCACGCACCTCACAGAGGCACATCAACTCGTTATAAAGACCACCTAATACTGCATCCATTACACAATCTCCCGTGGATTAATGAACCCATACTGCGGGTTCTCGAACTCATGATCAAACATACCGATCTCATTGAACCCAAACAGGGTCATGGCGGTGCTAGTGTCGCCCCTTTCGAACACGACCATCTCGTGTCCTGCTGGAATTGAACCTACAAACTCATTAATGTTTTCAATCAAAATCATTACGATATCTCCTTACTTCGCAATTGATGCGACAGCACACAAGTTCTTGATTTCAGTTTCGCCGTTGAGCAGTTCAACATACTGACGAATCGCAGAAGCACAAGCACCATTCTTATGCTCAGCCTCAACACCTTGGAAAATCCAAGAAAGGTGCGTATCTTCTTTTACCACAACGTCATACAATCTCATATCAACTCTCTCTGTCTCAATTTCAATACAGATATTATAGTATATGTTTTAAAAATAAACAAGAGTTAATTTAGGTAATTTGTCACTTTTTTTGAGGGAGGTGTTTTGCGTGGATCTTACAACCGATGAACGCGTTGTAGTAGTCATCTCGCAGGAGTACGTCGTACTCGAACTGGAGTTTTGCTTCGTAGTAGGAACACTCGCCTTTAGTAAGGCAGAGCTTGAGGATTTCTCGTTTGTAGTTATCGGCACCGCGTTGCGCGACTGCCTCTTTGAGTTCTTGACTTGAACCGTAATATTTCATCCAGTCGGACCCTACTCGCGTCTTCACTCGACGTTTTCGGGTCTTGGTCACTGGCAGTGTTTTAGGTTTCCAAAAGAACTTCTTACCGATGTACTTCATTCCGGTATCAAGTTCTGTAATCTGATAGACGAACCCTTGGTAAGGTTCAAGGAAGTCTTCGTCTGGGGTGAATTCTTTATCTTCGTATAACCAAGTCATGCAACTATATAGAGTTGCTATAAACCTCTATAAAATGCGATTCACCGTTGGCAACTGTCTTGCTCCATTCCTCTGCTGCACCGTCGTCTGCCTGATCACTGACGTACTTGTAGCATCGAAACTCGACACCAGCATCCTTACAGACTTTGGCAATTGCGTATGCCTCCATCTCGACTAGATCTGCTGGGATATCAAGGTTTGGGTCTGCAACGAAATCATCACCTGTACTGCAAGTGAGTCCCTCACCTTCTCCAAGAACAACTCCGTCCTCGAACGGAGTCTGCCCTAGACTGTAACCCAATCCAGCGCAAGACATGTCTCGTTGTACGAATTGTGTCACTTCGTGGATACCACCATCTACGGTGATACCACCTGCGGTGCCGAAATTCCAAACCACATTCGGTTTGTGTCGTTCGATCAGTTTCGCGGCAGTCATTGCCGCATTGACCTTACCGACTCCGGTAAAAAAGACGTTGTCCCACTGGGACATTTTTGGTGCCTCTAACTCCAAGGCAATGAGGATGATGTCAGACATCTTACTTATCATATGTAACCACGCTGTAGGTTTTGATTTGTTGGCCACGGAGTTTCTCCGTGCCTCCTAGGAACTCTAAATCGATGACGCAACCATAAGAAACCTTCGTGACATCGAATGTCTGTAACAGTTCTGCGATGGCAAGTGCAGTACCGCCTGTCGCACTTACGTCATCAATGATGCACACCTGACTGTTCTTGTTCAACGGTGCAGTTGTTTTTATTTCAAGTGTGCGTGATGCATACTCGCATTTGTATTTGCGAGACTTCACGGGCGGGGGCAACTTGTTAGGTTTACGTACGATGTGTAGAGGTACACCCAAATACAAGGCAATAGGCGCACCCCATAAGAATCCTCGAGCGTCGGGGGCAACGATATCCGTGTACCCCTTTCCTTCAATCTGATTCACAAGAGTACGGACACTCTGCTGGAATGCCTGCGGGTTCTGTAGGAGACTTGTCACGTCCTGAAAGTTGACTCCCTCTTCAGGCCAGTCTGGGACAGATTGTATCACTTGTTTTAAATTCATATCACTCATCGTCTCTTGAGAGACTGAAAGAATATCCAGTCTCAAAGTCTGCGTCTGACCCGCACATAGGACAGTGCCTTGGCACCTCTTCCTCATACGGGACTTGAACGATGCTTACCATATCACAGATAGGACACTCTAAAGTGTATTCAGTATCCATTATGCCACCTCTAACTCTATATCCTCCCAACCGAAGTCGTCGCCGTCCATTCCAGCAACTGAGTATTCGGTCACACGTTTCTCAAAGAAGTTGTCGTGTGATGCCCCGTTCAGTACCCAGTCCAACCACGGTAGTGGGTTATCTTTTTGTTTAAACTTTGGTTTCAGACCTAACTGGAGCAGACGACGATCCGCAATATGACGAATGTAGTCAGTTACTTCCTGCTTCGTTATGCCTTGTACTTCGTTACCGTCAAATGCAAGATCAATAAACTTTTCTTCCAATTTGACAGCGTTTCGTGCCATCTTATATATCTTGGACTTAAGTTCGTCGTTCACGATGCGAGGGTGTTCCTCACAGAACTCACGGAACAACTTTGAGTTACCTTGTACATGGATGGTCTCATCACGGATGGACCACTCTACGATTGTTGCCATACCCTTCATCTTACCGAACCTCTGGAAGTTCAGTAACATGACGAACGATGCGAATACAGACATACCTTCGTTAAACACCGACTGTGCTAATGATAGTGCAAGTCCAGTGTGAGAGTTATTATCTCCGTCCTTCATAAAATCGATCTTGTCCGCCATCTCCTTGTACTCTAGGAACTTGTGAAAGTCTTCGTCTGGCAGACCAAGTGTATCATTGAGGAGTGCGTACGCACGTTGGTGTACTGCTTCTCGTGCCGCAAACGATGACAACATGTTGCGGACTTCGTTGTTCTTGAACTTTGGTATCAACAGTTCGTGGTAGTTCTCCCCTACCTGTACATCTGACTGCGTGAATAGTCGCAGTACATGAGTAATAAATTCTTTCTCGGAATCTGACAGTTTGGTCTTCCAATCCTGTACATCTTCTGACAGTTCCGCTTCATCTTCAATCCAGTGTATTTCCTCGTGTTTCTTTGATAGTTCAACCGCCCAAGGATACTTGAACGGCTTGTATGTTTCCGATGTTTTTAGTAATGACATACTAATCCTTTATTTGAATTGTTTATTAACCCTCGCAGGCCCGACATTCATCGCCACCTTCAATTGGTTCGTACTCCACTTCACCTTTTAGATGCATCATAAGATCTTCATAACCACCTATGTACTTGCCCTCCAGATAAATTTGAGGAACTGTCTTGACCTTTCGTCCTGTAACTTCTGCAGCCGACTTTCCAATCTCTTCAAGGTCGACGTAGTCATATTCTATGCCGCGTAATGACAGTTCCTCTGCGGCCATTTTGCACCATGGACAGTCTTGCTTTCCATAGAGTAGTGTTCGGTTGTCGTCTTGTAACGCCACCCGTTCAACTTTGTCAGATACCGTCTCCGCACGAGACTTTGCCTCGGTGCGCAAATAGTATAGTCCCTTGAGACCTTTCTTCCATGCGTTGAAGTGTACTTTATTGACATACCGCTTCGGTGCACCTGACGGGAAGAATAAATTTACTGACTGACCCTGACAGATATATTGCTGTCGGTCAGCCGCGTGTGTTACTACCCAGTTCTGGTCTAGTTCTTGAGCGGTCTTGAATACCGCCTTCTCTCCTTCGTTAAGGAATGGTAGGTGTTGCACCGACCCTTTTTTAGTAATGATACTAGACCATGTAGATTCGTTGTCGTGACCCTTTTCTTGCAACAGACTGGTAAGATACGGATTCTTCACTAAAAACGAACCAGCGCGAGTTCTGTGCGTGTAGGCGCATGCCTTACTTGGTTCAATGGATGGTGATGTAGACAGAATAACTCCAGACGATGCATTCGGTGCGATCGCTAATAAGTGAGAGTTTCTGCGTCCAGTACCTTCTCCGTCTAGGTACTCACCACGTTCTTTTGCCAATAGTTCTGTTTCAGCAACAGCTTCTTCTGAGATGTGAGAAAAGACCACTTGATTTATTTCACGTGCCTTGTCGGATTCCCAAGATACACCGTGTTTTTGTAGGAGTGAATGGAAACCCATTGCTCCAAGTCCAATGCTTCTTTCACGTGCCGCCGAATAACGGGCGCGGGAAATACTATCTGGCGCATGACCGATGAAGTATTCGAGAACGTTATCCAACATACGAATAAGATCCCGCACGATATTAGTGTCTTTCCATTCATCATAGTACTCTAAGTTTAAAGAAGACAAACAACAGACGGCAGTGCGGTCTTCGCTTGTCGGTAAGTGAATTTCATTACATAAGTTCGAACCGTGAATGCGCAATCCCTTTTCCTTGAGAGACATTGGTAGACCACGATTCGCAGTGTCGATAAAATTCAGGTAAGGTTCACCTGTACGGAAACGAATTTCGAGAATGCGTTCCCATAGTTTTCGTGCATTGACGGAATCTTTTACTGCACCGTCTTTTGGATCACGCAAATCGAAATCTGTGTTGTTCATTACAGCAGCCATGAACTCATCGGAGATGTTGATCGCATTGTGGATGTTCAGCGCCTTGCGTTGTACATCGCCTGTAGGAATACGAATGTTTAGAAACTCCATGATGTCTGGGTGTGATATGTCTAGGTATGCCGCATAAGACCCCTTACGCGTTCTCCCTTGACGATACGCAATCATGTCTGCGTCTACAGTATGCATGAACGGAATAGGTCCTGGAGCAATGTCAGAGACGGTTCTTACGTCTCCCCAGTGACCGCCTACCCCACCGCCCATAACAGACAACCAACGTAACTCTGAAGAGTGCTCGATTAGTCCTTCGAGTGTGTCTGGAACATAGGTTAGAAAGCAGGAGATGGGAAGACCTTTGCCTTTGGTTTCACCGTTCTTTGGAGCATTAGACAGTACAGG